GTACCATTAGAGCCATTACAAAGAACATAGCCACTAGGAATAGAACCAATAGAGCCAGACCACATAATGATCCCTCCTGCTGGTACGGCTGATACCGATGGGGTTGTTCCAATGATTCCATAAAGGTTATCGAGTGTTTGGATCGTGTTGTTGTTTGCATCAGTAAGAACGAATTTATAGTTGTAACCAGAAGTAAACCAAATCTCAGATGGGGTTCTGCCATCTGTGCCTAAAACAATAGGATTGGTGTTAGCAGTAGCACCTGTGCTATCTGTATAAGTAGCCAAGGGCGTGCTAGAACCTGCTTGGTAGGTATAGATATAGCCACCTGCCAAAGGCACGTTAGGCGTGGTGCTAGATAAGAATTGGAATCCATTGCCTACGGGGGAAAGATTGACTGCCATTATTGTTCCTCTGTTTGCTTAATTTTCTTTTGATTGAGCATTAAATTCATCATCAAAGCAGTATTTGCAGGAGAAGCACCTACTTCATCAGCAATTTCCTTAATTGATTTAGCTGTTTTACCCAATCCATAACCTGTTGCACCTACAAATTTAGGGCTTTGAAAAGGTAAAGCTGCAATAGCCATAGGATTACCACCCATGACTGCTGTACCAATTGTTCCTAAAACACCACCTTGCCCAACAAGTCCTCTAGGCGCAGTAGAACTCATTGCTTGACCTGACAAAGCATTGATGAATGGTTGCCCACCTTGTTCTTCCAATTGTTTAGCTAAACTTAAACGATTACCATAGTTTGTATTAACATTATTTCGCGTTAATGACTGCAATTTACGCATAGCCGTATCAGCACTAGCCGTATCTTTCAAAGATAAAGCACGTTCAATTTCTTTGATTTGGTCAGACGCACTTGCATAATCCTTCATAACCTCATGGTATGTAGGTGCTTGTTTTTTGATAGTGTCTTTTACAGCGTTATAAACTTGATTGCCTACTGTTTTAGCTGTTCTTTGATCATAAGGAACGTTTTCAACTACGCCATTAATTTTTTGTTTTAAAGCATCTAAGCCTTCAGGCGTGTGATATTCAACAGGATTTAATGCTTTCCATTCATTAACAACATCTTTAATTTCTTTATGAACTTCAGCGCCACGTTGATTTTTTATTTGTCCTTTATATGTAGTAAACTTTTCAGCTTCATTAACAGCTTTGTCTATATCTTTAAAATCAAGAATAGATTTATCGTTTTTTATATCTACCATACCAGAACGATATTCGGAATTTTTAGTTGCTCGTAATTGATCTAAGTTTTGTTTTGCCGTATCCAAAACTTCAGTCATTGGTGCTTGGCCTGTCAAGTTTTGCCAAAATGATTTGTCACCTTTATAACCAGATTTAAACGCATTAATTACGTTTTCTTTACCAACACCTGTTGTTAAACCTAAAACATCTGCACCTAATTTACCTGCGGCAGTAGCACCTTTTTTAATAGCACTAGTAGGAGAAACAACAGTTAATAAATCATTAATAACATCAACAGGATCATTTGCTAAGGCTTGTTTAAATCCTTCACCAGAACCATATCTTTGTTTATATATAGCACCAAGCGCATCAGCAGTTGATACTGCTCGTTTAGCTGCCATAGCATTTGGATCATGTTTATCAATCCAATCAGCAATATGTTGCGGTGTTAAGTTTTTAAGTGTTCCCGCACCAATATCAAGCAAACCCATTCCTGTTTCAACTGGATGTGTAACAGCATGGGCAACACTTTCACCTAAATTAACTAATCCTTTAGGCACATTTCTAACTGCTTGCACCCCAACATCAGTCCATGAAAGTGGTTCTGGTTTAGGAGGTTGAGCATTTTTAAGTAAATCAGCAACATTTACTTCATTTTGCGTTTGGCCAGTATAGGGAATAGATTTCAATAAATCATTGACATCTTGTTCTTCAATTGTTGGCATTATTGACCCCTAACAAGTTTAATTAGTTCTTGTCTTTGCGCCTCTATATCTTGTCTTTCTCTTTCGCTTTTTGGGCCTATAAGCGTATTAAATTCTTTTAAATCATGTTTATCAGGTGCTTTCATTTTGGGGTTTTCACCCACCAATGAAATGTAACGCATCAAATCAGGATTTTGTGCAAATTGAGCAAATTTCTGATTGAATTCTGATACTGCATTAAAGTTAGGGTTAATTTGTGAACCGCCATTATGCAATATGCCTTTTGTCTTTAATTCATTTGTGGTTACCCATACATTGTCTTGACGAATTAAATTCATTAACGCTTCTTTGTCTAAGTTAGTAGAACCATAAGCATTTTTTAAGTTAATTGCAGCTTGATCTGTGCGTGGCCCTAAGTTTTGGATTCTTTGTTCTAAATATTTGGAAAGCTCTTGTTCTTTAGCGTTCATTGAACCTTTATTGGTTTTCTTGGCCAATATGTCAGAAATAGCACCTGTTGTAACAGATGGGTCTTTCAAAGCGTTCAAGATGTTTCCATTAATAGACTTGATAGTAGGAATATGTCCATATTCACTATTAGGATTATTAAATTGGCTTAATGCTTTTGTATATTCTCCTTGCACATTTGCAACTCGGGCATTAAAGTTTGCAGGAGATTCATTAGCCATTTGCGTAAGTTGACCACCACCCATCATTCCTTGTGGCAGAATGCCATTTGGCCCTGCACCGCCCATAGGAGCAGATGGAGGCATACCAGGTGCGCCTTGGAATGCTTTAGGAGGTTGATTGTTAGCACCCCCAACTTGCATAGGTTGACCAGAAATCGGATTAGCAAATATTCCTGGTGCTACTTCTTTGTTTGCCAAAGGTTGTCCAACTGTTGTTGTTGGCACATTGCCACCCACAGATGGAGTTTGTACAGTTGAAAGAATCCTAGCACCAGTATCCAATGTACCTGCTTTTGGTGTTAATGCTTCTTGTTGTTGGCTAGGACTTAACATAGATTGACTAGCACGAATTAAATCTTGTGAAACGTGTGGCCCTTCCTTAGTCATTGAATATGGCACGTCATAAGCATCAATTAAAGAATGTAAATCTTTATTATCAGGATTTTCACTTTTTAAACGTTTTAATTCATCACGCACAACTTGTGGGTCTTGCACTCCTAAACGGCCTAATAAACCAAATCGATTAGAAACAATTTCACGTTGTTTTTGTGTAAGATTTTGTTTGCTTTCAAGAGCTTTAGTTTGTGCATCACCTAATTTTGTTAACTTATCAATATGTTCAGCGCCTGTTAGTGGTGCAATTAATGGAATAGCTTTGTTGAGTTTATCTATATCAACACGCCCATTAGTTGACCAGTTATCTGGATTCTTTTGAAATTCCATCAACGCTTTGCGTTCTTCATTAGCTTGTAATGCTATTTGTCCTTCTATACCCGACTTCAAAACTTCAGTTGGTGTTTTTGCTCTTGATTGTTCTAATTCTAGTTGCGCCTTTTCCAATTGCAAAGGCATCAACTGTTGCTGTTGTTGGAAATTTTGTACGCCCTGTACTGTGCCTAACAAATCACTAAGGCTAGAACCTTTGAACGTTGGATAATCTGTAAATACTGGCATGATTTATCCTTATGCTAATTTCATATTTAGGTTAGTGCCTGGCGTGCCTGCAATCTGGCTGACCAATGCGGCATTACCTAAGTTACTTAAAAGATTTGCTTGGTTAACCGCTTGAGCAGTTTGTGCTCCTGCTTGTGATGCTGCCAATCCTGTGGTCACATTGCCATATGTATTGCCAAGGCTTGCACCTACTTGACCTAATTGGCCAAGAGATGTTTGACCTAATCCTGCTGCGTTGGATAAATTTTGATAAATGTTTTGACGCTGAGTCTGATAGTTGTTAAACGCATTTTGGTAAGCATTAGAAGCATAATCTTGCGTAAACTTATTTAACCCTTGTAAAGTATTACCTGACAACAAACCACCACCCGCATTTGCCAAATTACGATTTGCACCCTGACCTTGTTGCAACATAAAGTCATAATTGGGCGCTAAACCTGCCGCTAAGTCTTGTGCATTAAATTGATGCGTAAAGTAAGGTGCGCCTTGTGTAATAGCTTGTGTAGCACCTGTTCCAAGATTTTGATAAGGTTGTTGTGCTTGTGCGTATTGGTTGTAAAAACCACCCAATACATCTTGCACATTTTGACCTGCTTGGGTTTGTGTGTTAGCAGCATTAGATATTGCTTTGCCAGTTCCTAACGCCCCAACAGTATTAAGTGCAGCAGAACCTAATAATCCTGTTTGTAAAGGTGTTAATCCTAAAGCGTTTGTGGTAGCACCTGTTGTCGCACCTGTGGCGGCTGCCGTTCCCGCACCAATTGTTCCCAATGTGCCTGCACCCGTTGCACCTGCTGTTCCAGCGCCTGTTGCTCCTAATGAGCTTGCACCTGCTGCGCCCGCTGCGCCTGCGCCACCTATGTTGGCTAATGTTGTACTAGCTGGAGCGTTAGCTGATAAAGCAGTACCTGCTGCGGCTGTGGCTGCTGCTGGTGTCATACCTGCTGCAATATTTGCTGCTACTGGGTCAGATGCAATTGCTAAATCCCCTAGCCCTGCGGCAGCAGTTGGAACAAAAGGAGTATTAGCTAAATCAATTGCACCATTAGCACCTGTTGCTCCAACATTTGATAGAGAAGTTCCTGCTTCTTCTGCGCCACCTAATGCTCCTGCTAGTTGACTGCCACCATAAAGTAAAGCGGCCGCTTTGACTGCTGGGGTTAAATTGCTTAAACCACCTGCAAAACCGCCTTCACTAGAATTCAAACCTACATTGTAAACATTGCTAGCAGTAACAGGGGCAATTTGCCCATTTTGACCAACGCCCGTGGCAACCTGCACCATAGCGCCATTGGATAAAGGCAAGTTAATGGCCACACCACCACTAGGAGTAGTCTGGACAATGTAATTACCGCCAATTTGTTGTCCTGTTTGACTGTTTATAAGTATGCTTTGGCCAGAATCTGCATCGTATCCTAGTGAAACATTACCACTAGATAAAGCATTTGCTAATTCTGGATGATCATTGACGGCTTGATTAATTAAGCCGCTATCAGCTTGTCCATAGCTTGTGCCCACGCCACCAGGATTGCTTGTGGTAAACGCTTGGTTAACCGCATTGTTGACTGTATCAATGTCCATTTTTCCCCCTATACATTGTAATATGGTACTTTAAAAGGTTGACCATTTACAGTAATATTTATAAACCCCACGGGATTGCCTGGTAACGTTGCCGATCCAGTTGTTGCCGTGGTAGCCGAGGAGAAGTTCAACAAGTTAAGAAAAAACTGTTGCCATGCCCTAGTTGGCCTATTTGTCGTTTTGTCCAAAAATTCTGTTTGTGGATATGGCTGAATCTGCTTGGTGTTAGTGGTAATGCTCAATTTTCACCTCCACTAGCTTTTAAGTTAGCAGAAACAATAACCGCCTTTACAGGGTCAGTTACCACCACCTCAAACACACGATCTCTAGCTTGCCCTAATCGTCTCCAAATTGCACGATTTTGATACTTTCCCAATGCCCCTATTGTAGTCCAATGTTCGTTACTCCATGTACTTCCACCATCATCTGACCACCTTAACATGGCTTGTGGGTTTGTTGTAGGAGTTAAACTATTAATAGCGCTTTGTGTACCTAAAACTACTGTTTGTGTAGCAGGTATGATCAAAATGCCATTAGGCGCTATGTAATAAGGTGCTTGAATAAATAAATTCTGATTTTGTGACAAACCCGTTGTTCCAACACCTGGTTGAAATTGAATTTGCAATTCTTCAAAATATTGGCGTTGAAAATCAGTAACTAGATGTGGCGCTCTGCGTAAACGCCTAACGTTAATGCCGTCATCTGTGTAGTTGGTTTTGTCCAATTCATATATTTTTCCATTGGCGTAATCACCCACCAAGACCATGCCTTGGAACTCGGCACAACAATTACCTCTATGACGAGAATAAGTTCCCGTGGTGTCCGTGTAGAGCCATTTGTGCCACATTCCAGAGGCAATATCGTACGCCCATGTGAGATTGATTGTAGGAAACGATACAACATAGACTTCATGCCCTTCCAATTGATATGTCCAAGCAATTGCATCATCAATGTATTGATTGACCAAAGAATTCTCAACTGCGTGCGTTGATATTCTTGTAGGCTTGTAACCTTGCATCATCATAATCTGCCCTTGGCCACGCAAATTACGGCTGACATAAGCAAATGAATCACCTAGACGGGAAACACTATTTTGAGCAGCAATACCATGTTGGGTAGATGTGCCTGGGATTCTTTGGAATGGGAATGGAAACGCACCCACATCCACCCACACCTCAGAAGATGCTTCACCGAGCAGATAAACCTCTCTGTGGTCAACAATCAAAGCCACCAAATTGTCAGGCGCACCATCCTTGGATGCAAATGACAAGGCTTGACTTACAGGGCTAAGTGCATCAGATGCACCAAATTGTTGGCTAGATGGGCGTGAATAGACAAAATAATTGTCAACAATATCTACTGTCGTACCGCCACTAAACGCTCCATCATTGGATGGAATCACAGTAAAGTTAAGCGCATACATTGTTTCTGAACTAACCGCAGTATTGCTAGAAACTGTATATTGATTAACACCTGCAACTGGCGTTAATATGGCAGTAATCATGGTGTTAACAGGAACATTAACACCTTGAATGGTTTGACCTAAGTAAAGCGTAGCTGTTGTGGCCAATGTTGCATTGGTTGATCCTGTTGTCAAAACACCAGTAAATGATTGTGTTGTTGAACTGTTCATCAAGGTTGCTGATACAGTCTGCGACACATTAATTGTCCATGTTGAGCCTGATCCACCCGTGATGACAGTTTCTTGTGATACACCAACACCAAATAAAGCCTGCCCAATAGCAATTGTGCCACTTTGCAAGTTAGTAACTGTTAACGTAGTTCCTGATATAGAACCCGTAAAAATGGCCGTTGATGGGCTAGAAATACGCCAACTGTAACGATAAGTGCCGTCAACTATGTATACATTTACACCATTGTCAGTAATGCCTACTCTGCCACTATTGGAGTTAAGAATACCTACAATCGTAGGTGACAAGGTGCTAGATAATACATAAACATATGCGCCACAGACGGCAATCATTTGTTGACCACCGCTAACTGTACGCATCCCACGCACTTCAGCACCTGCGGGCAACACAACTTGAGTTGTTAATCCTACTGTTGGATAAAGCGCAATTACACCACGCTCACCAGGTTGCTTTGTTGAGTCAACTTCTGGAAAGAAATTAATACATTCCTGATCGTTTTGATAGATCGATGGGGCTGTATAACTTGCACCAACAAAACCAAAGTCTGGCATTTTATGTCCTTATCGGAAAAAGCCGCCTGTTAAAATCCAACCTGCATCCTTGGCCTTGCTCATCAACAAAGCATCTGGGAATCTTGCTGATTGAACAGGCTTCATGTTTGTGCGCTTAATCGTGCTCTTGCCTTGTGCTGCAAAAGCATTGACCATTGAAATTTGTGTGGGGCTAGCTTTACCATATTGAGGCATTAAGCGCTCTGCCAAACACCATTCCAAACAGCTTTCAAACCCTTCTGGCAACAACATCGTGTCGTTGATTGTGGTGTAACGATTGAATAGCGTATCGGCAAAAATGTGCATTTCGCCTTGTGCAGGGTTTGGCCATACAAAAATATTGCCCAAAGTTTCTGTGGGCTGATAATAAAGCGCCTTTGGCCAAGGGCCGTTTAGCGTTTTTAATCCAATCATTTCGTAGTCTTCTACATTCAGTATTGCTACTGGGTAATCCAATCCACCATTCAGAATGGGCACACCATTTTGGTTTGTATTGATGCGAACAAATGCTGAATTGATTGACAATGGGCGCTGATAATACGCATTAATGGTTGTAGAAGATACATTTTGGGATATATTAAGTTGATATGTACCCAATTCATTGACATTGCCACCAGCACCTGACAAAAATCCTGTGATCTTTGTCCCTGCCGTCACGCCTGTTCCTGATAATGACATACCTAAAGAAATAGCACCTTGCGTAATACCCGTTACTGTCAATACATTATTTGTAATTGATCCAGTAAAGGTTGCACCAATTTGCCCGCCTGGGCCAATCGTATATTGCGTTTGACCAGGTGTTAATGTGTAGATGATTTCCGTTTTATAGAAAACCATCATTTGCTCATTAGACCATTGATCAATCATCCTTTGCATCATAATAAAAGCATCTTGCGCTGCCTCTGGGCTTGGAGTTTCCCCCGCAGCTAACGCACCAATGTCTTTTAATGATGATGTGATGATGTCAATTGGAGTTGTCATAATTATGCAGGCACAACAATATGCCCGTCCTCCTCTGGTTTAGGTGCTTGCTCTTGCCCTTGGCGTTGGATTTCTTCCATAGTCTGGGCAATTAATTCTTGATTGCGCTGTAAAGCAACAAAAATGGTATTGATTTGTGGAATACTAAGTTCTAGTTTCATAATTTTGGCGTGAATGTCTGTGGAAGCCAAGGCGCAATTGTCTTTGCAGATTGCTCTAATTGCTCATCTAAGCGTGATTCTATGATGTTTTTGCCATCTTTCATAGATGCTTCTTTGATCCAATTGATCACCATTTCTTCGGTAATTTGTTCAAAAGGTACTTGACCGCCTTCTGGAAAATACCAATTACCTTCGGTATCCACAGTTCCATTAGATACATAATATTTTGCAGACGTAATTACCCCGTCTTTAGCTTCAATATCTAATATTTTCCAATTCATATGGAACGCTCCACATAATCAGGATCGTGTGGCCATGAATTCCATGTTCTAGGGTCTGTGGTAATTGAACTAGGCAAATCTCTTAGTGTTTGTCTGTAAGTTGTCCATTCTGACTTTTTAGCAAAATTTACATCAGGCAATTGAGTCCAATCACAAGCACTTAGCAATCTGTCCCTGTTTGCTCTGATTTGACTTAGCGCACTAGCTTTTGCAGATGCAATTTCTTCTTCTGTCATTGTTACTACGCTAACCATATAGACCCAATCTCCATCTATATAAGGCGCACTTGAAATTAACTTTTGTGTAAGTTGGTCGTGGTCTTTGTAAAGGCTTATTTTTTTGCATGAATTTTCAATAAGCCACGCATCATCTGGGCCATTTGTATTAAAAGATGTATTAGGAAACAACTCCCAATATTCACCTGTTTGAACGACTTCATTGTTTTGGATAAGAGCTATTTTCATGTTTTATCTTCCATAATTAGGTAATGCAGCAGTTGGAGGAGTAAAGTTTGCGGTGTATCTTGCATAGCCTTTAGTGATACGCAAATCATCTATGTATCCGTTATAACCATTAGAGCCACCAACATCGGCACCAATTCTAAATCTACCAGCGTCCATTGCAGATGAGTATGTCCCTGAGTATCCTTGTGTACCACCAATAAACATCATTAAAGTACCAGATGAACGAGTAATTGCAAAATGTGTCCATGTGCTTGTGCTAAATGTGTTACTTGTGCCAACATCAGAAGGCAAATAAAACCTCAAAACACCACCAGTAGTAATATAGACTTGTCCGTAAGATGCTCCATTTGAAGCTCTGAATTCAAATAACACTTGAATGACTGACAAAGAGTTAATATACAACCATCCTTCAATAGTAAAGTCACCAGTTCCAAACTGTACGCTTTGTAAAAGTGGACTATCTAAATAGCTACCAGAACCATTAAAACTAATTGAACCTGTTCCATACTTTTTAACAGAAGTGCTAATCTGCGCTGAACCAATAGTTATTTCATCATTCATCATGGCATTGTCATAGATACCAGCATTGGTAAAATTTTCTAAAAATTGAACAATTCCAGAACCAACTGTTGTAGTCAATGGCGCTGTTGGAGGTGTAAATGTTGTGGTATACAACACAGAATTTGTAATTCTAAAATCGGTTGCATAACCATAAAAATTCTGTGATGTATTAATAGTATCCGAAAATATAGAAGAATTAGTATTACCTAAATTCGCAGAGGAAGATGAAGTTCCTCCAGAAACACCATTTATAAAAACTTGTAAAGAAGTTGTGCCATTTCTTGTAATAACAATATGATTCCAAGCATTTAATTGACAAGAATTACTTGATGAAATTACATTTGATCCACCAATTGCAAGAGCTATATTATTTCCAGAACTTATGTATAAAATAGTTCTATTACCAGAACCATCATTTTGACCAATGATAAGTTTATTTCCTGATGTGTTTATTGGGTATATCCAACCCTCAAAAGTCCATGTTGCACTTGCTGAAAAAGGAAGTAAAAGCGTATTGACATTTAAATATGTACTACTTCCACCATCTGCATAAGCACTACCACCATAAACACTTGTTGAATATGCTTGTGATGATGTAGGTAAAAATGGGTTAAAGCGTTGTACTGATGGAGAGCCGTTTGGTGTAATTGTGTAATTATTTGTACTGTTATCAATAAAACGATTGCTCTGACAAGTTAACAATGATGTATTTGTTATTGCAGTCAATGGTGAAGTTGGCGGTGTAAAAGCACCCGTATATACAGCAGTTCCACTTACAAATCTTAAATTTGAAATGTAACCTGTAAAAATATATGAACCCGTATAAGCGCCAATGTTAACTTGAGAAATGCTTGCGCCAGGGGTAAATGAATTAGAACCTGCAACAACTCCATTCACATAACCAGTAGTTGTTCCACCACTACGAACAACTGCAACATGAGTCCATGCGTTAATTGGAACTGTTAAATTACTAAATGGACTTTGACCATTGACACCATCATTAACAACCATGTAATTTGATGAATCAATATAAATAAAAATACCACCATAACTACCAGCGTTGTAGTGAACAATAGTTTGTATAGCAGAACCTGTTGTTCTAAAAATCCAAGTCTCAAAAGTAAATGTTGCATTTGGATTTGGTTGTGGGCTAGTCAAATAACTAGAACCATTTAAATAGTTACTCCAAAATGTACCATAAGGACTAAAAGAACCTTGTGTAGGTGTTCCATTACGAGTAATTGCAAAACTAGATGTAATTGTTGTAGATGAAACAGTTTGTGATGCGCTAACTGTGTATGTACCAATACCACCAGTTGTGCCAGTTAACTGAGCAGTAATCGTTGTACCTGCCGTAACACCAGTTCCACTAATTGTTTGTCCAATTAAAATAGTGCCTGACGCAACCGCAGTTACAGTCATTGTTGTTGTTGCAATCGCAGCAGTAAATGAAGCTACATTACTATCTACAAAGGTATTGTTTTGTGCGCCATTAGTCCCATCGCCATGCAACAAAGCAGTTACATAGTTAAATTGTGGGTCTACTGCACCAGCGACAGCAGAAGTAACAGCAGATTTTCTTGAGCTAAACATTAAAAGTTCAATCCATAAGTTGAGCCGTAAGTATTTGTGCCATCTTGGTAAAAGTTAAAGATGTCGTACTTACCAGATGCAGATGTTGCCGTT